GTTTTAGCTTCAGATGCCCAAGCGAATTTATTAGAACCACCAAAAAGGTCTTCAAATTCAGCAGACAAACTCAGCGTACCACCACCGATTACTTTTAAGATACCGTAAGGTAAATTATCGGATCTTCTATATGGTGCCATTGAATGAATACCATATACAATCCTGTTAGTTGATAAAGCCATTAGGCCCTCCCTAGATTACTTTTTCTGTTTTAAGATTAGGTAAATACTTAACCGGAACAGTTATTCTCTCACCTTTAACAAGCTTGATATCATCTTCATTACAGAAAATATGAAAATCACGCTTAGGTATGATCGAACCGTCAGGCTTCTTACTCACCTTCTTCTCGTCGTTGAACATTTCTGTACTCCTTTATCTGGCTGTAATAGAAGCGGTTATTTCAATACCAGATGATTGCAACGTCTTGTTACCTATGGCTACCGTCGTAGGAACTAAGACGTCTATTTTGAGCTTACCAAAACTGCGAATCGAATCGTAGTTCTCCATGGCAACCTCTTGAAGTGCGCGGGTGTATCTTAATGATTTAAAAACATTTGATTTATATTTACTATCGCCAGTGTCAGGGATAACTGCCTCTATGAAAACCTTCATGACCTGTATGGCGTTATCCTCTTGCTGATCCTTTAAGTCTATAGCGTTTATGCCAAACACCATAAACTGCTTAGAACTCCACACCTGAGGCAGGTGCTGCAAATACCAGAAGTCATCGCCCATGGTTTGTAATGTAAAGTCATCACGAGTCTCAGGCGTTAACGTACTCTTCTCTGTATTAATCTCAGCTATCTTCGTATTCAAGTTGGCCTTGAATACCGTTTCTATATCTAATAAAAATCTTTCAACATCATATTTCGGATTAGACACGTGCGCTCCCTGTTATTACTTGGTTTACATAGTCTACAACTATATTCGTCCAGGCTTCAAGCCTTCCTGAAACCACAGCGTCTTTCGCAAGCTCAGCAGGTCCGCCATCGATGAATATCATCTTACGCTGTGGCAATACCTTACGAGGCCTATCTGACTGATGGTACTTCGCATGCTCTACATTAGTTCCCATAATCATTGTTTGACGACCAGCAAAGAACACAGACCCTGCTCCGCTTTTTGATATCAATGAAGCCTCAAGACCACCGTGACGCTTTAACATTGGATATATAAACCCAACCTCACGCTGTTTTTGAAACTTCGCAGCGACACGCTTTGTAACAAGCCTACCCTTTAACCTAACCTTATCATTAGGGTTCATCCCACCATAATCAGGATATAAACCAGCTGATTTTAAAGCGAATATTTTCCTATTACCCTTATACCAATGGTTGCCTATTAACTGGAATGGAACGCGAAAATCATCCACATTCTCACCCAACTTCTGTAGAGCATCTGAGAACTCTTTATCGTTTTGTGGAATGAAAGATATTATAGGCTCAGCCATTACCAGTTGTTTCCACCTTTTTTAATAGTTACAGTTCCGGAGTTTGATTTAAACAAAGCCGCAGACTTAGGACTCTGCTCTTTAGGAGAAGCATCGGTTAAAGTAAAATCAGGATCTACCCACTCACAACATTCAGAATCCCATGTAGGTATTAGGCTGTTTAAAGTTTTCAAAGCCTGAGCTCTAAGATTACCTTGCACATCTTGCTTTTTATCAGAGGTTTGATTTACAGACTCTAAAATCATCTTAATATCATGAGCCACAAGTAGTTTAGAAATACGGCCAACAATAACAAGCGATGCCGTTCCAGTAATAGGAGTGGTATAAAAATCATTTAACTTCGCATCTATAAAAGAATCATGCTCTAAAATTAACTCATCTACAGTCTCAGTTGTTACAGCAGTTTCAGTTTCAGGATCTCCCGTTGCCGCCTCAATCCGAATATCTCTAAACATCGTCTTAACTTTTGCTGAAGTTGTATAAGCCACTACTTCTCCCCCTTTGTAAGCTCTATATATAATCTATACGGAGTGTTTGCTTTATCCCTATCGTATTCAGGCCTAATCCTATCTGGCAGACCCTCTAAAGCTTCATGGCAAAGCATGTTATTAGTTGTATCTCCGAACGGCTCACCGTAGGGGATAGGTCTATTAAATGAAAAAAGTAAAAACCCACGCCATGTTAACCAAAATAAATACATAAAATCGTAAGTTGATCCACGATATTTATATTTCATATTCTCGTATATCTTAGATTCATCTTCATCAGATTCTAATTCATAATACTTTGAAAAAATACGCTTACGCTTTTTGAAAAAATCCTCAATACTATCGTCTATGAAACCACGAAAAGACCAATGCAATATTCTATTATTTATAAGTATGCCGAAATGACCACATGGCTCCTCTAAAAAGTAACCAATGAAGTCGTTTTCTGTGCTTATTTTTTTCAAGAATAATGATCTAGTCCATATAAATGTCATAATTACGCCTTAAATATCTCAAAGATTGCCTGAAACCTATGCTGGTATCCGGGTTGATGTCTCATCATAAATCTAATTCTATTTGTACCCAGGTTAGGTGGTAGATTAACAAAAACACCATTGGGCGGCATTACACCTGCATTATACAACATTGTACCATTAACACCTTTTAAGCCAACAGGGTCACGCGGGCTAACAAAACTCATAGCCATGCCACCATCTAAAACTGTAATTGGCGCTAAACCATAAGCACCCAAAGCAGGATCAACGTCTAACATAAATCCCCACATATAAACTTCTGTTGTTGGTACTTCTTGGTGTGTAACAACCCCACTCATAATCATAAAATCAACGTTAGGCATAAATTTATAGTCTGTTCTTATACATTTCGTATCAAGGTCAAGTTGTGTAGGGTTAACCATTAAGGTTTCGACACCATTTACATCTTCATAAAAATCACACGTAGAAAAACCAGTATCAAGATTTGCAGCATTCTTATCATGGATAGCACCATTAATTATTGATGTTGTAAACTCAATCTCATGTAGTCTTTGATAAAATCCATCAGGAGCATACTTAGTTGTAACTTTAATTCCAGCCGTATCACTATCTTTATCCATGATGTTAACATCTGTGGGAGCCTTAATAACTGGCACTGGGATACCGTCATGTGCGCCAACCAAAGCTATCAATATTGTTTCTTCAGGAGCCGACAAGACTCCAGTAAATAATATTTCTAGAACATCAGAATCAGTGTTTATAGCATCTAATGCTGGTACGACCGCGCTTGCTGTAATTTCAGTAGTTAGCTTAGGCGTATCAACTGCGGCATTTAAAGTATCAGCAGCTATTGAAAATATCATAAATCAACCCTCCATAATTCAATGCGCGCCCTTCTTATTTTAGCAGAGCCCCCACCATCGTCATTATATTGGATTTTAAAAGTATTCACTCCAGAGATAGATGTGAAATGTTTAAATCCACTTTGACTCATCCAATGATGCTTTTCAAATTCATCCACAGAGGTATGCTCTATTTGATGTAAAACGGTAACATCATTTTGAATCAACTGATAATTAGCATCACTATCTGATGTGTACATTTCATAGCTAAATTGCATTCTATAATTTCCTGATGCTAAGGACGGTGTAGTTAAAGTGAGTTTAGTTTGATAACTTCCAGATGTAGTAGATGATTCACTTTCGCTTTCTGCATATTGATAATTAGCACCGAAATTATTGCCACTTCCTGCTGGTCCAGCTGGACCTACTGCACCAGTATCTCCAGTATCCCCTTGAGGGCCTTGTACTGCACTTAAATTTATAACTTCTTCATTTGAATCTAAAATATGATATCTATTAATATCAGATTTTGTATAAATTCCAGTATGGGCCGCAATCAAGGTATTTAAAGCCACTATATCAGAAGCTGATAATGCCTCTTTAAAGCCAATAGTTAAAACATCAGCGCTTCTATTTACATAATCAAGAGCTTTTGTTATCGCAGATGTTCTTATTTCACCTCTCAAAGCTGGGCCACTACAAACACCATTTAAAGTATCATTAGCTATAGAATAAATATGAATCATTAAGCAACCCTCCAAATTTCAATTTTAGTTTCCGACAACTCAACCTCATCCTCATCATTTGGAGAATTAAATTGAAGCTCAACCTGCAATGTTGTAGCCCCAGACAAAGTCACAGTAGTAAAACCAGTCCAAGAAAAGTCCTCATCCTCTTGTTTTTCACCATACTTTAAGTCAACCTCTACATCAGTAGATCCGTCAAGTCTTACTCTCATGTTTAACCCACTTTCAGCTTTCTCGAACTTACAAAGAGTAAACCATTTTACAATGTATTTTCCCCCGTCCGTTAAACCTGAAAATGTATTATCTATTTTATCTGACCAATCATTTGAAGTTGTTGAATCATCCCCTAAAGACACGGCCTCATCATAATCTAATCCAAATACACGGGCAGCTAGTTCATCTAACTGCCCCTGAGTTTCATCGGAGGTTAGTCCGTTTGTAGTAACTGCTGAAACATTAGACGCAGTTAGCTGGAGCTCCGTTTGCATATGAAGCTCCACACCGTCCTGTTCTAATAAAGCAACTTTAAAGTTAGGCATTTTTCTTAACAGGCCTTACTTCAACATGCATTTCGCCAGTAGCTGATAAAACACCAGCTTGCCAAACATGAGATGATGCTGCTGAAGGAATTGTAGCTGTTAAGCCAGAACCATCCCAGTAGATAGGATCGCCAACAGCAGGAGTTCCGCCAACTGTTAAACCAGTGACCTTAGTGTCGTTAGCTAACACCTTAACGGTTGCAGCAGCAGCTTCGGTAGTTAAAGCAATACCAATACCTCTATGGTGAACTGTTAAGGTCCCATAAGGCAGAACTGTATTCGCAGCTGATATGTAAACTAAATCGCCCTTAGTAACTCCACCTGCTCCTACAGTATAATCCTGTCCTACATCAACTATTGCTGCGCCAAGCTGTTGTAAAGCATCTTCAACAAAGTCAGTGGTAAAGTAACCACCAGCATCTGCTATAGGCATATCCCCAGCACTTACTTGGCCTGCGCCTGTACCCCAGTCTATATGAGTATCGTCAATACCGTCAGCTAAAACACCAACCTGATTAGAACCGTTAATCTCAATAGATGTCCCGTCAACACCAACACTAAAAACACCTGAAGCTATTGAGATACCATTAGCTAAAGCCGCATCTGCAATTTGAACATCAGTACCAACTTTAGTTAAACCAGTAGAGGCAGTAGTTGCTTCGAGTAATTTTTGACTCCAACTTGCTCCACCCCAAAGATAATATGCAGTATTAGGCTCATCATCAGCACTATTCTTAGTACCAACTGTAGGCGTAGTAGCGACCCATAATGTTCCGTTAAATTGAACTATATCACCAGCACTTGCACCATCCCAGTTTACATGAGGCGCTCCACCATCGTGAGATAGTATGTAAACGTCGTCTAAAACCTCAGTTGCAGGAATAGCTGTGTTATCCACAACATAATCTAATGCTGATTTTGGATACCACTCGCTCGTTAGCGTAATGTCATCAACATATTTCTTATCAACTAACTCTGTGTCAGCTGAAAACGTTGGATGAGAACTGTAAGACACTTTGCCTGTATAAGCTCTGGTTCCATCTACTAATGAATATATTGTATGATCATCGTCACCGAGACCTAAAAGACTGCCATGGTCAATTGCTCCGACATTAATCATGTTATTATTAATTAATCCAGCAGCATCTAAAACTATAGGAGCACCAGCGGAACCCACACCTGCCGAACTATTCAAATGCTCACTCTCTTGAAAATAAACAGAATCATGAGTGTGCTCAGCAGAGCCATCCCCACCACCGATTAAGTTTCCTAACCTCGTATCCGTTAGCTCATTATTTGCAGTAAGAAGACTTGATACCTTAAAAGAATCAGCTGACTCACTGTGTTCTTGCGGCAAACCATCCGCATTTATATATAATACTTTTACTTGTGCCATTGCTACCCCTCCATGGATATTTAGTCTTTAATAATTTCGCCCGTATCAGGATTGTACCCCATTGGCTCGTTTTCCGAAAGACCGTATTTTGGATTAATGCTTTTTTTATACTCAACATACTTATTCTTATACACTTCAAACCGATCAGCTTTACCTTTAACCAGTTCTCTTTGAGATATAATTTTAGTCTTAAGCAATTCGTTCTCTAAGATCATATTTCTTAACGATTGCTCTTCTAAATTCATACCCATTTTTGCGATTAAAACATCTTTAGAAAAGGTTTCTAGCTTTATTAAATCATCAGCTTCAAGAGTACCTAATACCTTAGATATTTTTTTAACTACTTTCTTAGATACTTTCTTAACTACCTTTTTCTTCTTAACTCTTGTTGTTGTTGCCATATATTCCTTTATGCAATTACTGTTGGGTTAGTAGACTGGAATAATATATCATTGCCACCTAATGATTTTCCAACAGGGACATGATAACCCGCTGTTCTCTTAACATTGGTAATACCACCATCTACATCTAAAAATAATGGATCATTTAAATTAAACACGCTAAATATTGCGTCTGTCACAACGCCTAACAATATAACATCAACAGTTTCACCTATTGCAGCTCCTGCGTCAGCAATACCTAAAACCATGGCGTTTTGTTTTGTACTGTCGCCTGTTGCAAGAGCAACGTGAGTTGTACTAAAAGCCCTTACTAATTCACTAGCAACAATAGCCTCTTGAGCTATCCTTGTTATCTTTAATTTAGTTGCACTATCTACAACAGTAGACGTACTCGACGTATCTACGAAATCAAAATTACTAGTAAATGGATTAAACCGCCATCCCATTACGTCTTCACCGCGCTAACTAGATTAGTTTTACTCGAACTCTGATATATCAATGTTACTACAGCAACCTGGCTTCCACTTAATCCACCCGTTAAAAATGAATATATCTCAGATGTAGATGTCGGGTATGTTATTGCAACCGAATCGTAAGAAACCCCATGTAGCAATCCACCTATACCAGCGAGTTTTTCATGAGTAGCGAAATCATGAACACGCAAACGTTGTACAGTGCCGTCAGCAGCCTCTGCTAAAACCTTCCATGCTTTGACCTCGCCCAATAAACTCATTCAGATTTTTCATCCTTAATCTCAATGTTAACAACTTCTTTTTTATGTTTATTATAATTATATTTCTCGACCTCAACCCAATGCTGAGTTCCTACCGACTCAAGATGCTCAATGTCATCCTTGTCTATTTCAAAAACCTGCTTATCTCTTGTAACCATGTGCTTTCCAACACGCATAACCCGCCTTGGGATCTTGTTAACAAGGTTAGGCTTCACTCTCATAACTACTTTCATCACTACTCCTTAAAAAAACGCCGGGCAGAAGAACAACCAAACACCCCGGCGCTAAACAAATTAATGTTTAATTTTGAATGCTTTATACCAAACGCCGTATCCAAACCCTACACGGTAATCAACACCGAATAGTAATTCTTTACGCATGAAAGCTCTATCACCTTTGTCCAAAGACTCAAATGTAATCGCTTTACGCTTTTGTAATACTAAAGGCTTTAATTCGCCAGAAGCATTAAGCAAGTACCAGTCGTTACCAGTTAAACGAGAAGAAATAACAGACTTAGCAGCACCTTTTAGAGTGTTGGTAGTACTGTTAATTAAATCCGCGCCTAAAACCTCGTCAACAACGTTTTGAAGGTCAGGAGAACATACAACGATTAAGTCCATGTTTCCTTCGTTTCTTGGCTCGCCTTGATCGTCAGTTAAAACTCTAAGACCTTGTCTCGCAGTTTGAAACTCAGCTTTAAACTCAGCAACTGTTTGGCTAGTCCCAGCAATAGTAGCTGTAGCAAGATTAAGTTGGTTAACTCCCGACTCATCATGTGCTAAAGAGAAAAAAGGAAGACCATCATATCCAAGATCAACTTCACCAGCTTTTAACTGGTCAAAGAATAACTTTCTAGGATGATTTCTAGCAACAGAAGCAAGATCAGAAATACGAACTTTAACAGCCCCTAATTGATCGTCATCCATTGCATTCTTATTAACCTTAAGTGTAGCTTCGTAATCTTTATTTGCGATACTATAATCAAAGTCTTTAAGACCTTTTAATTTTCTCTCGTCCAACCACTCGGTCATTTGAGGAGAATTACCTAACCATCCGTATTTCTCAGAATCAGCACTAGAGTCTGTTTCCATGATCATACCCATGATCTCTTGAGGATTTTCGCCGTTATTGAATTTCTTCATGAAATCAGCGCGTAACCCTTTCTCTAAAAGTAATTTATTACTTACGATACCCATTTTAAATCCTCCTTAATTAAGCTGCCGCAACAGGATTGCGCTCTAGTTTAACCCATACTTGAGTAGCCGAAACGTATTCAACGATTTGACCAACCATAGGGTTGTTAGTAGAGGTTTTAGTGATAGTGTCATCAGCTGATGCATAAACAAATTCGCCTATGTCAGTTTGAGCAAGACCCGCACCTGTTAATAAATAGCATCCCTCTTTCTTGTATCTACAGTTAAGATCGCCAGCTGCACCAGCAGAATTGTCGATCTCTTCTTCAGAAATACCTGCAAAAATATTACCCGCGCCCGTAGCCGCTGGAGCAAGGTATCCTGTTGTAGAGTACATAACAATCGCGCCACGATATATAATATCAGAAGCGATAACTGGAGCACTGTGAACAACACCGTCTTTTTCGTCTACATTTACACTGTTTGATAAAGCCATTATTCAGCCCCCTCGTTTGCCTGATAGAACTCTTCTTCTGTAAGCTCCATTTTCTTAGCCATTGCTTTTTCAGCATCAGTAAGCTTAATAACAATCTTGTTGTCAGCTTCTTTAGAACCTTTAGGCGTTGTGTTTAATTTATCATTTAAAGATAATACATCTAGAAGGTCTTTACCTTCGTTCAAAGCGTCAAGTTGAGCTTTGTTGATCTTACCTTCGCTAAAAAGCACACTGTGCTTCGCTTCTTTTTCTTTTTTCTCAGCTGATAGTTTTAACTCTGTATTTTCTTTAGACAGAGTTTCAACTTTAGACTGCAAGTTCTTTGCAGTAGTAACAGCTGTGCCTTCACTCAACTTCAAACCGTCGATATTTTTTTGCATATCAACAATCTGTTGGTTGTGGTCGGCTAAAGCAATAGTTTTTTCCATTTTAGGAACTCCTTTATTTTTGCTTTCGTTTAAACCAACAATCGCGTCCATTTTTAAGAATGGTCGATTGACTAATGCTGCGCCTAATAGAGTCGGCCCATGGGCTACGCCCGAATGTGGGTGGATCCAATTAGGATGAAATTCCGGGCTCAAATACCTAAACTCTCGGTCTGTTAAACTAACAGCTCCTTTAGGTGTCCATTTAATAACCCCGAATAAAGTATTGCCGTCGTCACTCAAAAAGACTTCTTTGATCCAACCCGCCGCTTCTCTCGTTTCATGATCAAAGTCTATTGATAGATCGACTCCTACTACTTTATTCTCGAAATTTTCTTTAAAACTTAATAAATTCTTTTGCGTGATCTTAACCTCACCATAGGCTGCATGGAAACCATCAACAACCGTAGCAAGCTCTATGACGTAAGGTAATTCAGCGCTTAGCTTTAGACTATCGCCGTCCTTTACGTTGAATAAAAGTGGGTTGTCAGGACTCATAGGCCTAAGCAATCCAACATAAATCGTAACGCCATCTCTAATCTTAATCTTACGCATGGTGCTTTCAATAAAACCAATCTCATCAAATAAAATAACTGCATAACCATTTTTAGTCTCATCTATTACCGCATCCGTATAGACATGAGCTCTTAAGAAGTCGTCAACCTGATCTTTATCAGAAAATACAGTACCATCAAATTCAATACGCTGACCCATAGATCCTGGCTCTACATCATTGTCGGCAATAATTTGATCGACCTCTTCTTCCATCTCTACAAATTTCTTATCCATTAATAAGGATTTTAATAAACTCATTTCGTCTCCTTTAGAGTTATAGACTTCTTGTCAGTGTCTGTAATCGCTGGTAATCCTGTAACGTCAGGCAAGTCACGGCTTGTTTTTAAGTTAGCTCGTAAATATGACTTGCAGTTCTGATGTAAAGGAGGTTGAAACCGTATAATGTCACGATCCTTAACATCGTAACTAGTACCAGCTAGCTTCTTACAAATATCAGCCTTTGGATCACTGTTAACAAAAGTATATGAAGCCACGGCGTCTATAACATCGTCAGATAATAGAAACTCATTACGAGCCTCATTAACTATAGTCGTCGTAACCGTTCCAGCAACCACATCCTTAGACCCGCTGTTAATGGCATCGTCTGCAGCGTCTAACAGATCATTTCTTAACACCTCAATATCTTCAGTCGATGACTCAGAGGAATTAAATTGAAAAGCAACCGTGTCAGCTATAGACCCGGCCTCTTTATCTGAAATTAACTCAGCCTGATTAGTAATTAATATCTGTATATGCCTTGGAAGCTCAGAAAAATCAGTGAACTTAAAAGTATCAGCATTATCAAACTTAGTTTTTAACATATCCATGTCATAACCAAGCTTCACGTCAGCCTTTGAAGGTATTTCACTCTTGGCTTGCCTCAACGACTTCTTAGCAGCTCCGGTTAACGATGCCTTGAGCTCTTTTTTAAAAGCATTAACACCGCCCACCTTAACATTCTTCGTAGCGTTTAACTTCTGACCATCTGAAAGACGCTCGTAGTTTTTCATTATGTCATTAATGTATTTATCAGAAATATTTGTTAAATTACGTCTTATAATTCCAACCACTTCAGGCTCTAACGATTCAATCAACGTCTTAGGATTATCTGATAACTCCTTACGCTCTTTAGACACTACAGGCTTACTCGTGTTCGTATCACCGTCTATAATATGTATGTGACCAGAACTATCTGCCTCTGTTTTAGTGCGACCTATAACCTCACCACTTGAATCTAAAAGCTCATGATAATGCTTAGCCCCTCGCTTAATAGAAGGGCCCGTTCCCTTGTGAGTATGGCCTACAATATCGGCTAGCTTCAGCGATGTACTGTTATCGTCATCGCCCATATCACTATCATCGTCATCACCACTAGAATCATCATTAATTCCATCTCCTCCTGTTCCATCTGACTCCCCATTGTCAATCATAGCGCCCTCGGCTTTCTTAGGCAGCTTATGAATTTTACGAACATGATCCTCTAATGGCTCATCAACAGCAATTACCCCAGCGGCACTATACCCTGTTATGATCTCCATGATTTCTTTTCCGGCCTTATCACTAACACCAGAATATGTAAGTTGTGGAAGTGTATCAATAGTATCGCCATAATTTAATGCGACTAACTGAGGTATTAAACACGTATTAATAGTGTCCTGTATAGTATTCGCAATAGACTCTAATCCGTTTAGGAAAAAATCAGATAGATCATTACCTAATGCAAACGCTCCGCTATTCCCACCAATGCCTAACTCTAAAAATGTTGCCAATATAGCGCCTGACATATTTTCATTCTCAGACTTAATCAAAGCGTTGAGTTTTTCAGGATCGAAACTATTATTATGTAGCTCTAGCTCCCAACCCTCAGGCTTGATTATATAGCTATCCTCAGCACTAGTGAAACCCTTCATAACCTCAACAGCCTCAGCGTATTCGGCGTCGTTCTTAGACACGCGCTTGGGCACTGTTAATATTGGTGTTGGAATAGCGAAACGCTCAGTACCGATGTACTGTAGCTCAGTAGCAAGTAATTTACGTGTGTAAGGGCCATACAAAATACGGCCTAAAGGAAAACCAATATTGTCCCCCTCTTGCTCATTATAAAATTGTAATAAAAATTCAGCAGGAATATCAGCGCTTACCTGAATGTCTCCAGTAGCCTCTTGCTTTACGTGTAGAAGCTGCCCCGTAACTTTGTCATGATGCCATTCTGTTATAGTATTCTGTTTACGAAAACCTAACTGACCTAATCCCGTATAGGGGCCAAGCTCCTTGTTTGTTTTATTCTGATGTACTATTTCAAATAATGCAAATCCATGATAGAAAAAAGTTAACGACTCATGCAAAAACTTAGACCATGAAATATCCTTAAATAAAATCTGATCTATTAACGCCGCAACCTCAATGTCTTTCGTATCATCAGTCGCAGCTTCTATTCCCCACTCGGCGGCCTTAATAGGATAGTTGACCGCAGATATTACCTTACGAATCTGAGAATCAGAGCGGCGCATCTTATCATAGAAACTAGAAGCTTCGTTACCTGTTAATAATTCTATATGGTCATCAGAGTTATGAATACGACCCACTACGTCGGTGCCTGATGAGCCTATCGGTGAGTCGTGACGTGTTGCTTTTACATTCTCTTCTGTAGCCAAAGCGAAAATCCCCTAATATTCACTCACCTTCACCCCTGATCGTCTCTCTCTTCTTTTTTTCTGCTTAACTATGGGCTCAGATGATATATTTTTATTAAAACTACCGTATGTAATATTAACATAACGACCTAAATTACACAAAGCTAACGCATCCGAATAATCCGGTGATGGTCGGCCAGTCCTCTTTTTATAATCCTCTTTAGACTCTATTCGTAACCGACCTTTTGAATCAGGGAACGACTTTATCGTTGGAAGCTCTTTCATGAAGTTTGAGTCATTTATTAAATCTATGCAATAACGCATATCGTTAGACAATAGTTGAAACATCCTAGCCTTAAGGTTGGCATAACGCGATTTATCTTGGTCAATTATCTCTTGATCTTTTTCATCCTCGTTTACGGGTGATGCTCCGAAATGTATTTCTCTAATATCTACTTTTTTAGAAATTATTCCTTCTTGCTGCTTTTCAATAAGGTTATCAAACACACCCGCACCTATACCTGTTGCATCAACTAATACAACTGTGTCTCTAGCTACGTGATCGTTGTTTATCATATTTATCACATGCCCTGTAACCACCGTGGTACTGCGCTTTGCGACTGCTAATAGATCGGTATGCTTAGTGCCAACCATCTCACATAAAACGCTCTTATCGGAACCGTAGCGAGCCACATCGACGCCTATGCATCTTAAGCTTGTTTCCTCAAGCTCAGTGTCTCTTTCAAACGCCGCAGTTACTAAATTCATCGGTATTAATACAGAATCATCGTCATCTGGGAACTCGCCGAATACTTTAGATACTACTAGAGGATGGTCTAAACCCCACTCCATGCAAAATTCAATAGCCCATTGAGCAGATGCAAGATGTGGAGTAGGCTGTGCATAACTCGATATCTCCATAAGCCGCTCATCTTCTGGCATCATCATTAAGCGGTCGATCTCATCCTGAATATCTTCTTTATTAAAAAAACCATTAGCCCTTAAGTTCGGAGAGTTAAAACAACTTAAATGTATACTATGCCATGATGCTAACTTTGACTTCTCATAAAACTCACACGCGCGAGTAGTTGGGTTGGCGATAGCTACGAACTTAACAATTTTACCGGAGGTCATTAACCCCTCAGCCATTTTCCAAATATCAGGAGGTACGCCCGTCGCCTCATCGAAAATAATTAATACATGATCTGAATGATATCCCTGAAAGCTTGAGCCCTGTTGCTCATCTGATGAGCCAGCAGTTTTTTGAGGAGACAACCCTAAGCAATACCACTTGTCAGACTTTTTAAGTTGAGTGTTTAATAGCACCCCACCAAGAGGCATCTTTGAGTTTTTATAAGCATCCCTAAGCTCACCCCAAAGTAGTTTCTCAACTTGCTTATGTGTTGGCGCTGTAGTTATTACTAGAGAGTTCTCAAAGCATGAGTAAAACCATAGAGCAATACGAGCCATCATATATGTTTTACCAGTACTATGAGATGAACGTATCAATACGCGATTATACTTAGCTACACGCCTTAAGACGTCAGACTGATAACACTCTAGAGTGTCAATTCCAAGAACATCCTCAAAAAATTCATCAGGCTTTATTCTATATTCATCTATTAAGGTTACGTCGCTCATAATTGTATTACATTAAGACAGTTTGTATATACTTTGCAATTACATAAATAAAAGCTAAAGTTTTTAACTTAAAATACCGATAAAAATTATGTAACTAACAAAGGATTTATATGAAATTAGATAAATTAATAGAACTAGAATCACAGATATACTCACAGATAATAAAAGAAATAAAAAACCCTACGTCAACAAATATTATAAGGGTCGATGACTTACATAAGGCAAGAGAAGAAGTCCATGAGATAATGAAGACATTAACAACTAATCTAAAAAAAGAGGAGGTAGTATGAAAAAACTAATTCTATTGCTCCTAATAATGTTCTTATTAAACGCCATCGGGTGCGCTAACGATACTGATGAGGAATTCAAATGCGCATCAACACCTACAGGACTATCTGAGGTAAGTGTTGGCGATAATATATCAACTCAAGGACTGGCTGATATTTTCAACTCAGTAACCCCAAGCATTTACACTTCAGGAGATTACTGTAGCGAGAATTATAAGTTCTCTCAGTTCAATAAGAATACAGCCGGTTGGTGTTACTACTATGATATAGATGTGGATTGTAATTCCAAGCAAGTAACAAGTGTTTTTACAGATTAACCGGAGTTAGTTACATATCACTGGTATGGGGCTTCGGCCCCTTTTTTATTCCTCATCTTCATCAGGCGTAACATCTATTAGACGTTTTTGCTTAGCCTCTAAAACCATGTCGGTAAAAGTTTTTACCTTCACATCAACATCAATATGAAACTTATCTGTAAAAGCACCAACATGCTTACCTAACATTTCAAGGCACTTAGTTTTATCCATAAGCTTAAATTCAAATCTAGACGTTGTTACACCGTCGCGTGAAGTTGTGTCAGTCCTCTTCATAGTAGAAACCATTTGTCTTATGTGTTTAGGCATATCAGATAATTTTGATATGTCCATCCCGTCCTTACCAAGATCAGACCACTCAGTAAAATCTGCCTCCATGACCTGCTTAAGTTTTTCAACCACATAAAACATGTCAACTTTTACAGAATCGTTTCTATCTTTAATAAGTTTGGCTAGGCGCGTCTTAACTTTAGGATTATTTAGTAGTTCATGTCCGGCCACTCCGAGTTGCTTAGCTTCGCTTCCTGCAACTCCTGCGGCCCTTGATGCGTTAAAGTCTTTTAGATATTCAGTGCAAAATATATCATACCTATCTGCCTTGGTATTAATCTTCTTAGCCATAAAGAAAATCTAACCAAGGTATGTAAAAATGTAAATACAAATATACAAAAAAACCAAGGCTACCTGTTACCGTAAAAAACGTACTCCCTATACCCTTCCCCCATATCCCCCTATATCCCCCTATATGTGCTTATTCCTTATACACACCCCCTTATTATATTTTCTTTTCTTTTAATAGAGAAATAGAGGTAACCGGTAATAAGACAGATAAGCCAATAGAATTATTGGATAAATTTTATTACCGCAAAAAACAATATTACCGCAATTGCGGAAACGCAAAAAAAACGAAAAAAAAGGGGCTCAACGATATTACCGCAAACCCCTTAATGTTATCGGTACGGTTACTGCTAACAGTAACCTGAATTAGTCTTTTTCTAGATGATCTGCCATATTTAACACCCCTGGCGTTCTTTCAATATTTTGAAAAGCCTTCGGCAAGTATAGCCTACATGCTTTTCCTTCAACTTTTTGAACCTTCTGAAAGTGCTTACGCATTAGTCCTTGGATCCTTTTAATTCCAACCCTATATTTCTTAGAAACAGCCTCAGCTAAAGATGACACATACGGCCAAGTCATTATTTCAGGATCTGTACTAATTCCATAGAGAGCTTTAAGTCTATCGGCAAGTTCTTCAATAATTAAGTCATTTGTATCGTCCGGCGTTTTTTCGTTAAGATATTCGTCCATGGCTTTATGAGCCTCTTTAGATGCTTTATATTTAACCCGGTCTAGTTCGATCATTTGAGCTAGAATTTGGTCCGGGTTAACTTGCTTATATGTCCATATTATTTTTTCAACCTCGAAGATTGTAAACCGTCTATTCCCTGTGGAGTCTCTAAGAATATCCTCAAGGTTGCATGATGAGACAAATGAAGTGCGCATATCCATAAACGTGGCTTTCTTAGCGTATGGCGTTCGATAGTTTAACCTTGGCGTAGTAATAAGAGTCTTAATTGTTGAGATTGAAGTCTTATGAGTCTCATCAAACTCCGGGATGTTTCCTATTAGTAGCCCGGCAATATCGCCAGCAATTTCTTTTAGTTTCTCACTAACTGGGATATCAGAGAAATATAGACTTAGAGACGAGAACATGTGTTGTAAAAAAGAATCCTTCCCGATCCCTTGGTTTCCTTGTAATATCGTCACAGTATTTTGGTTTCTAGAATCCCTAGCCTTAGAGAATACTTTTCCAGCCCATTCTTTGAATAGCTCCTCGGCATAATCGTGGTTAATATTAGATATATATAGTCGTTTAAACATCTGCCCAATAGGATCTTCGTTCTGATACTCAGGGGCATCAAACAGGAACCGTTTCTCCATACTGTCTATATATCTGGAAAGGTGAGGCTCTACTTTCGTTGGATCAAGCAACGACTCTGGGGCAAGAGATTTCATAATATTTATAGAGTTTTCAATTGGTATCCATTGCTTGAACCGATCTTTATAATACGCGGTGTCTGACATCGGGCATCTGCGCATGGTTTTATAATGGGCGTCGGTCCAGAGTTTAAAATCAAGATAAGACTTAGAGGCTTTCTTTGGCTTCATGTATAACTGTCTCTTAACCTCGTCCATCCCATAGTTCATATATAGATCGTTAAAGTCCGTTGGGTATCCATCATTTGAGTCAAACTCTGGGTAGAAATACGGAACGCCATGGGCTACGAATAGTTTGTAGGCCTTATCAAGCCCTGCATTGTATTTATTAAACTGATCATTATCAGCTAAAACCATGATATCGGCTTTCGGGAACCGCTCCTTAACCACTAGATAAACGGCCTCAAGGTTTCCGGCATCGAACGCCACAACCACTGGCCCCTCTAGGACCTCGGAGCACGTAGCTCCTGTGGCGAACCCTTCACATATATATATAGACTCCACATCCTCCACAGCTCTAGGGTTTATGGTGAAGAAAGTCCCTTTGATCTCCCCGTCTTTTAGAAATCGCTTAGAGCCGTCGTCGAAAATGCGTTGAACTGAGGTGATCTCGCCCGATATATTATAACGTGGTATGACTATGCTATTGCCGTGCGTTCCCTTAAAGTACTTCAGTCCATACGACTTGCTCAGCCCCTTGGCCTGCATATAGGGATTCTCTAGGGGGTTGAGCTCTCCAGCTTCAGTCCAGAACCATGCAGCTTTTTTTGCAGCCTCTTTATTTAAGACGGCTTTTTCTTTCTCGGCAGCCTCTTTAGACTCCTGCACCTTGGCCCTGAAGGTATCATCGTACTCTGTATGCTCGTATGACTTCCAGGTGTTTCTCTCCCCTGTAGACCAGTCTCCGGCCAGCAGATACTGAAACTCCTTGCCGTTATCGTAGTGTGAAAACCCGATATACCATGAGTTTTTTTGTTTTTGGGAGTGTTTTTTATACCTATGCACTTGACCATCAAATTGTATGTGCTCTTTAATATCATGTAGTTGTTGGAACTCGAACAAATTCATTAAATCCCCTCTGCTGTTTTATGGTGAATAAAAGACTCTAGCCCATGACTCTAAGCATAGTGTAATGATTACACGCCTTGCCATAAAAAATAAATATATTTACACAGTGAATTAGTTTACATATATATTAACTCATGACAGATTTAGAAATAGAAGTAGATGCGTTAAGGGAGAAGTTTGCACTATATATAGAGCAGACTAAGAAACTAGAACTAGTGGTAGAGGAGTATGCGAAAGTGGTTGAAACCAGAGGAGAGATAATCAGGGGTTTCAAGGCATTGGCGCGTAAGTCTGTAGCACATGCACATATGGGTGATCATCAGGCTATCATCGATATGTATTCGGAGGTGACGCTTGTTGAGTGAGTCGTTACAGCGATGGCAGTTGAAGCGGTTAGCTCAGGCTCTGCACCATGATCACGTGGCTACAGCGCCTAGGGTGTTAATGCTAATGGCTCAGGTTCGTGAGTTTAAGCGCGGAGATCGTGTGCTGATGTGGTGTGTGAGAAACGACATCACGGGGCAGCGGTTTATAGATTTTTTTAAAGAGGAAGAGGGCCGAGAAACCATGGGTGTGCTCATGGGTGTTCAAACGGCTCTAGGGTATATAGATGGAAAGCGGCTTTATAAGAGTAAGCTATATAAGGATGAATTAAAATGATGTATGCAGCGACGGCGCTGAGAAAGGCGCGACTAAAAAAAGGACTAACCCAAGAGGCTGTGGGTTTAATATTGAAGATGAGGCGTCCGCATTATCTGTCACACATTGAACTTGGTAAGGCCCCGGTTAGCGTGAAGATGGTTAAGCTCCTTGCCCCCATCTATGGGTTTGAGATTAATCGAATAATCAACCTAATGGTTAAGGATTATAAAGAGAAAATAACCAAGAAGATGAACGAGCGATGAAAACTATAACGGATATATGCAGGGAGATAGTTAAGCGCAAGGGTAGCTCTACCATAAAGGCTGAGCGTGAAACAGTGGGGCATGTAAGTGATCTACTCTATGCAGCAACAGAGGGTGACGTGGTTGAGAGGGTGCTGAAAGCCCATGGGAAGCGTCGATTTATAAAGGGGTTAAAGCGATGAGCAAGAGTTTAGAGGAGATGAAGGCAGCGTATGAAGCGCTTGAGCGTGAGTATGTGCACCTGAAGGCTAGGTTTAGAGAGATTGACAAAAAGAATCAGTACTTGGAGGCTACGCTTCGCAATAGTGCGAACTATGGTTTAGAACCGAGACGAATGATAAAGGACCCAGAATGACATATATAACGTTTTTAATAGCGATTGTTTGCAGTAACCCCGCAATGCACGAAAAGTTTGAGGTGCCTGGCTCTACTGAGGGGCTAACGGTTATGAAGTGTGAAAAGGCATTGCATGAGTGTTATCAAATTAGTGGAAATATTAAATATTGTATAAATGATTTACGTGAGATGTAGCATGGAAGTTAACAATTTAGGGCGTGGCCTGGCAGGAGAGGGAGGAAATGCCCGACTCGATTTAGGAGAAAACAACCTTTCAGGTCAAGCCCACTTTTAAACGAATTTACGTGGAGTAGTTCAACTTTTTAACATTAGAGGATTTTTAAGTGAGTACAAGAAAACAACAAGTAGCTGCATTAAAAGAAGCTAACAATAATTTAAGATTGAAAAATATAGAGCTTAGAAAGATGAAGGATATTTGTATGGATAAAAAAGAAATAGCGGAGTATGCCAGAATGTTAATTTGTTTTAGAAATTTGTCTTGGGGTGAAGCTATCAAAATAGCAAGAGAAGTATTCAAAGCAGAAAAAGAATACATAGAGAGTGACGACTAATTAACAAAGGAATTGATATGAATGAGAGAGATTTTTGCTACTGGTTACAAGGTTTTTTTGAATTAAATACAGAAAATAAAACAATAGATCTTATGCAAAAAGAAATTATAAAAGATCACTTGAAGTTGGTTTTTGATAAACAGACGCCAGACTATGATATGACGATAACAACAACTGGGCATGAACCAAGTGATTTTCTTACGCCTCGTGAATCTATTATATGCTGAGTAACCACATTTTAACATAGGGTTTGGATGAGTGTTTTAGGAATTATATTTATTTGGATGATAACTGCATGGGCTTTTTTAGATTTTACAGAGGGTTATAAAAATTACAAATTGAAAAAAGAGAAATTATGCATAGAAATGAATTGCTGTTATGATAAAGAATTTGACGCTGTAAATTGCAAAGATTGGAAAAAACAACTTGGTTTATAGCCGAGTCTTAACATTAGAGGAACGAGATGATTAAGGGATATTGGGAAAAACGAATAGAAAAAAGATGCGAATCATTTTATCTAATTGATGATGATAAAAATATTTCATACACCTTTGAAATAACTGCGCACAAGTCAGAGCCAGGCACGGAAAGCCCATCGACAGATATTCGATCTGATAATCTAGGCATAATAAACGCAATGGCCGAGTCGTTACAAATGGGTGGGTATATTCCAAAGTCTGCGGTTGATGCTGAATTAAGCGCTACTAAATATCACTTAGAAGATATGAGAAAACTTACATTAAAAGACAAAGGTCTTTAACAAAAACCGTCGACAAAAGGAATAAATTACATGGAAAATGTTGAAGAATTACATGAGAAATTTAAGAAATTAAGCACTCTTGAATTATGCGACTTGTTGGTTATGTATTCAAAAGTCCAAGGATCATCAAAATTAGTCGTAATTATTAAGACGTATATTGCCAGAAGTATAGCAGCCGAAGGCATAGAGTGAACTTAACAAAAACGGAGGTTGAAGTGAAAAGAATACAGATAGAAGTTGATATATACGATCTATTATATGCTTCAATGAAAAATTGTGAGCACAGTCATTTAGTTGATAAAGACACTGTTATTGATTTTAAGATGGGTGAGAAGTTTGAATATTTTGAGGACTTGCAAAGTCATGTGTATGAAATTTTAAGCGCAGTG